TCTCTATTCCATAATGAAAGATAGTTTGCCCGAAAACGAATTTAATGCGATTGAAGTAACCTTGAAATGTTTAGCGAATTCGGTATATCAAGAAATTTTAAAAAAAAAACAAGTTCAATCTAGAACATTAGAGGAATATAATTTATATTCTAAACAAGTAGATGAAATGACGCAAGATATGTTTAAAGGTATATATGTAACGGATATAATTAAAGAAGCTCATATGGATATGGTGAATTTAATGATTGAATATATTAAAGTCCAAGAAAAAATTAAATCCTTCTCTAAACAATGTAAAAAGGTTACGTTTGATAGATTACCAAATACAATAGAATCTGACACCAAGATAGAAACGAAACAATGTATTCTTGACTTAAATGCGTTTGATAAAAAAGTATTTCCGTTATTTCATACGAATAAATTAAAGGAATAATTACGATGGGTTATGCTTATACCGAAGACCCGTTTCCCATGATTTTACTATCTTCATTTGTCCTTGTATGTTTAGACATTCTGATTCATTTAAATTAGATACCTTATATCTAAACCATACAAGGTATCTAATAAATAGAGAGCATCCATCTCCAAAAGTATAGAGAATCGTACAGGATATCAATTTTTAATTGATATAAAAAAACAATCCGTATAATCATGTTACTATGAACGATTATTATTCGCAATTTCCAGGACCTTCTTTCACACAAGCAAGGGATGAGTTATGTAAACCCGAATATTCAAATGGATTAAAACAATATATAGAAAAATGTCTTAAAGAAGAAATTGACACCTATGGAGGTTTAGGTTCGTATACTGGATGGATGTTTCTAAAACCTAGAATATTAAACAAAATAAAATTACGTGAAAAGGCAAAAAAAATGTTACGAAAGTTGTTTTATACGTTTCAAGTGTATGGCGCTGTTCTACAATTGTATAAAGACGTTTATTATAAACCGAACGGACCTTATATGAAAAGCATACAACCCGTTTATGAAAATATAATGTTACAATAAAATTATACAATGAATACAGTATTTAAAAAGGCTTGGTTCAACTGCGCATGAATAAAAGCCACTGGTATTGGAACAAATAAATCACCCCCGGCTGCCCAAGTTACAGGAGTAAATGTTCGGTATAAAACTATCATTTCACCATGGGGCAATGGTGCATGATGCGCCATCATTAGAATGATTAAGTTAATACGAGATATCAAGAGATTAGCGCCATGCAACTCGTCGACGAGCATAACTTCATCGACAAGGTCGGTAGGGTCAAATGCCGCAATACGTTGATTGATTTCATCACCATTTTCTCTTCTATTATCATCTATTCTTAAATTACGATGTAAGAATCCCCAAATGTAGTTATACATTCCGAGACTGCTGCCTTGTCCCATATAATCAGTAATTATTTCTCCAAGGTCTTCATGTTTCTCCATTAAATAATATAATAAAACTGAACCGGTACGCCCAAACCCTGCATAACAATGAACCAGCGTCATTTCATCACATGAATCCATATAATATCTAGTTAAATTCACCCATACTATTATCGAACCAGGTTCCATGTCTTGAATCGTATGGTATATGATCTCAACACGAGGATCATTTAGTGTAACTGGGTGACGACCTTTTGTATCATTAAAAACGGTATTTTCTAGCATAATGTCAGGCTCGCAAACATCCTCCACATTATTCCACGGAGGAGGCTGGTCGACGGAACCACAACCCTGTAAACTAATTACTCTCTTAATACCTTTACGAAATAAGTAAAATCTAAATATATTCTCCATAGAAAACCGGTCCCACAGTGGAAGTGAAGTACCGTATAAATTTAACCCTCGTGTCTTTACGAGGGTGGTCCAAGGCGTGGACCCGACCCTCCAAATTGCAGTTCTACCTTCATTCGGTGGATAAATATCATCCAAAGTTCCTAAAGAACCACCTTTTAAGTATCGTCTATTATGTTTGCGTTTCGTTTTTTTATGTTTACTTTTTTTATGTTTACTTTTTTTATGTTTACTTAAGTAGGTCATGTAATATAATAATATTTTATTTAATGTCCGAAGATATGTTTTTAGATGGCATTGTATACCATGGAATCGTTGTATCACTGTTCATATTCTGAATATTTTTTTTTTCTATATAAAATCCAAATGGATCGGGTGAAAGACATACAATATAATAGGTTTTCCATAAGATATCCCGAGTTTCTTTAGAATCTTTATATTGTGTTTCGGGTCTCACTTCTTCTTTTAGCATGTCAAACGTGATTCCATCCGGACAACTATCCGGCACAAAATTATATTGTTGATTTTGTAAATTTATTACACGTTGTGTTAATTCGTTGATTTTCTTTGACATTATTATATATATTAACAATATTATTATAACATTTCATTTTTATAAGTATTTTGGATTAAACATGGTTGAAATAGGTATATCTATAGTGTTCAATCTCTTTGTCTGGGATTCTTTTTGTCATAAAATCTGTATACGTTTTTGTATTCGTAAGTAATTGTATTATCATATATAACGAATACATTCCACATTCCGTTGTACTTTTTTGATGTTGCAATGGATGATTCTCATATAATTGTTTATGAATATTTAATTTGGACGCTTGTTGTATGACACGTTGAGCAAATAGTAATATCTCAGGTAAAATCGGATCGCCGGCACTATCAAAATAAAAAATATACGGATTGTCATGTGTAGTATCAATGAATAAAGATACCCAATGTTCTCCTCCTTTGTTATGTGGGTCCGTATTAAAAATCACCCCTATTTTTCGTTTTCCTTTTTTTAAACATTTAGATAGATTAAACTCACATAAATCGTCCCACACACATTTATCATTTACGATACGTTTATCAAAATCAATTGGACTTGGACCTATAAATGCAAAATGGTTATATTTATATTCATACTGTTGCATGACAGAAGTAATATCATAATTGGATAGCCATTCGTTTGGATTTTTTTTCCATGATTTAGGCGCATCCGGTGCAAAAGTATAATGAAGTATATCGTGTCCAACCTTATTTGAAATGAATGTATGACGTAACCAACATTTTTCATGTTGACATACCCCTGAGAATCGTTGACGTAACTCATTCCATATCTTTAATGGTTCATTTGTCGTAATTTTATCGTCCGAGTGTCGTGCATTCCATAATTGTTTTAATTTTAATAACGTTTTTGTCGTGTAACATGTAGTCTCGTTTTTTTCTTGATTTGCTGGATTACACGTAGGTTTCATAATATACGATTATATATTAAATGTATCTACACTTCACAATAGTATAATTTTACACCTTTGAACGTTTTGAAGATTTAAAATCGCACATTAGGAAAATGTTTATTCAATACTCAAAATGAACGGTATTGATTTGTAGTGGTTGACCTGTAAATTCATTTGACTGCTCCGTAATACAAGAAGATACCCTTTGGTGTTGTATCAGTTTCTAATTTCCAAGTCATCTATGGTTTGGACGATAGAAACATTCTTGTAACATGTTAAAATTTAACACGCATACTGATGATTATGCATTAATTATCAAATAAAATTATAAAATATATATATACATGGATTTACAAGATTTATCACGTCAATTAAACATACATGTGGAACGATTAACGTATGTTTCTACGCACCATAATGAAGAAGTGTGTTTGAAACCAAATGAGTTTCTTGTTGATTTAACTAGAATCCCCTATGAACAGATTTTAAAACCAGATAAACAATATGAACATTGTGCCATTATACGCGATTCTATTCAAGATAATATTTCTCAACATTCTGCAAGTGTGCAAGCAAACTTAAATAAAAAAACGGATACTATTTTCATGTTTGATGATATCATCCATTCGGAAGATTGTGACCATGTTATTAAAACTATGGAAAGTTATTTTATGAAAAAAGATTACCAAATAGAAAAATGGGAAGAAAGTAAAAACGTAAATTGTATGTATGTTGGTCAGATTAAAGAACTAGACGATATGATATTTAACATTATAAATAAAGTGGTTCAAAAGTTACATATTCATTATGATATACAGTGCAACGGCGATTCTGGGTATTGTTATAGAAAAATATACGGTCCGACGCGGATACATAAAGATGGCATTTTTGTTGAAAAAGACAAACAATATGTACCAATGAAAAAAATTAGAAATATGTCTATTATAATTTGTTTAAATGAAGATTATGAAGGTGGAGAGTTTTATTTTCCAAATCAAGATAGAACCATAAAATTAAAAAAAGGAAATATTATAGCATTTCCACCTTATTGGACACATCCTCATATGACGTATCCATTATTAAACAATACATATAGATATACTATAAATACTTGGTTATATGAATAACGTAGTACAAGAGATTACATTTAGGAAATCCTCATTATATAAGCCAACGCATAATACGGTGGATAATAGTTCATATTTGAAGTCGTATTCACTCCGCCTTGAAAGCTGTGATGATGTCCTCCTCCCTCGTTAACCGTAATCGTGTGTGTGTGTGTTCCAATCGCAGTGTCCTGGGTTACTGCGGTCGACTTTGGAGTATATACCGTTTCTTGTTGTTGGCTGCCTTCCACTTTTACTGTATCAATACTAAATGAAGTGTTCACATCGCATTGCGCTCCGTGCGTGTGGTTGCCGACGGAATCGACTGTACCTGAATGAGTATGAGCAGGTAAGTTCTCTGCTGAAATTGTAAGACTTCCACCGTTTTGCCCAGAGGCAAATGTAGTCCCTGAACCAATGATAAATCTATCCCGTAAATCTGGAGTATTATTATTTCCGTCACACACCTCCCAATTCACCGGAATATTAGCATTAGCACCACTCCACATTATGATACCTCCTACTGGTACAGCACCTACCTCAGGACCAGCCTCACCAGTAGCACCGGTAGCACCAGTAGCGCCGGTTGGACCAGTAGCACCTGTAGCACCTGTGGGACCAGTAGCACCTGTTGGTCCTGTGGGACCTGTTGGTCCTGTAGCACCTGTGTGACCCGTAGCACCTGTGTGACCCGTAGCACCTGTGTGACCCGTAGCACCTGTGGGACCAGTAGCACCTGTAGCACCTGTAGCACCTGTAGCACCTGTGGGACCAGTAGCACCTGTAGCACCTGTAGCACCTGTAGCACCAGTAGCACCTGTAGCACCTGTAGCACCTGTGTGACCCGTAGCACCTGTGTGACCCGTAGCACCTGTAGTGCCGGTTTGTCCAGTAGCACCTGTAGTGCCGGTTTGTCCAGTAGCACCAGTAGCGCCTGTTGCACCGGTTTGTCCAGTAGCACCTGTAGTGCCGGTTTGTCCAGTAGCACCTGTAGTGCCGGTTTGTCCAGTAGCACCAGTAGTGCCGGTTTGTCCAGTAGCACCAGTAGCACCAGTAGCGCCTGTTGCACCTGTGGGACCCGGTATTACGTCTGTATCACAAGATAACTTATTTACAGGTAAACCCTTATTATTCACATTGGTGTATTGTCGTTGTACGTTCAAATTCTTAAGCGGATGTGTTTCGTTATAATACAATAATAACGATGGATTATAAGGTATTCCAGATGAACTCGTGGAAGAGAATACTGTACCATCCTTTCCAGAATGTAACATATGAATACCTTTGTAATCCTTAAAATCCGAAGAATTTAAGGTTGGAGTATATATACCTGCATTGAATTGTTCTTGTTGAACTTCTGAAATAATATTTAATTTTTTTGCACCCGTATGTCGTTTGGATAAATAGGCATTTCGTTGTTGTTTTGTCCATGGATTAGAATTATGTTTGTGTTGTAATACTTCCGCTTTTAGACGCATATCTGTAATTGTTCTGTCTATATTTAAACAAGGTACATTCGTACGATACCCTGTATTTGGTGGCATAGGACCAGACGGCCATTTAGATTTTTCACAACTAGAACAATTGGGTTCTGTCATTTATACTATATAACTTATACTTAAATATTTACGGTTTGTTTTGTGTCCAAAGGTATACCCGAAGACATTTGAGGAATTTGTTGTAGTTTATTCACATTCAAAATAGTTCTTATACGTTGTAATAATGTTTCCCAAGTATCTTGATAATTTGACTGTCGCAATGCTTGTAGAAAACACCACGTCATCACCCCGTTGAATTTACCGTTGATTCTAGCATCTAGACTCACTTGTTTATCCATACATCCGCTTAACATTATCACTTGTCCTTGCGTATCGGACACATTTGGGTTTGGTATGGTCATACTCTCTTTGGTTTGGATAGAACTATCCAAATATTGATAACGCAAATCGTATATAGTACCACTGTGACAATTATCAAATAATGAAAACAAAGTGACTTTTTCTTTAAGATGGGTTTGTATCAAATGTTTAAATTCATCATCTACAATATTTTGATGGTCTGCCGTTACTATCAATTCGTCGTAACCATCCACTTCATCGCCAGACATATCTTTAGTATAATACCCGTGTCCACTAAATGTAAAACAAATATGGTCTCCTTCATTTGCCGATTGTAACAAGGTAATAAACGAATCCAATATGTTTTTACGCGTTGCCTTTGTATTGATTAGCAACTGAATGTTTTTTGGATTATAGTTGTATTTGGAAATAAGCATATCCCTTAAATCATACACATCGTTCACGCATCCTTTTAATTCTGAACTTGTACCTTCATAATTAATACCAACTAAAAGCGCTTTTTTATTTGTGGTAGGTATTATTGTATTACGAATCTTGGATATACGTGTATCTTTTATACGGTCTAGTTGTAATTTACGTTCGTGATACTGTTTTCTAATACGTGTATACATGAATTGTTTATTCTTCCACGAGATTCTATAGGCTCTATGTATAGAACGAATATTCATGGTAGCGGTATGTTTTATTTTTTTCAATTGGTCATTATACCATATCCACACTTGACGAATTTCATCTTCCATATATATATATATTGAGATATTTTTTTCATAAAATTGAATCCAGCACCAACAAACCCAAGTATCAAAAATGAACTATTTCAAGATGAATAAAAAAGAGATCAAGGCACTTTGTAAGAAACACAAAATCAAGGGCATTACAGGAAAGAGAAAGGATGAACTGATTGAGATGATTACGAAGAGAGATGCTATGCAAGTTTTAGCACCAAAAATTGAGGCAGAAACTGATATAAAGGGTGAATCACCAGTAGAGATGAAAAAGCATTCTTGTATAAGTTGCCCAGAAGGTGTGATTGCTGGTTCTCTTATCACCAAAGAAAAGCGTCAAGAATTATTCGGTCAGGTTGCAGGAGGTGCTGGGTCTCGCAAACCCGAAGAATTTCAGCGTCAGAAAATTATTGATGGAACTGGAATTAAGTGTCCTAAGACAAATCTGCGTATAAATCTTAGGACAAATAGTTTGAAGAACATTTGTCATCCTAATACAAAGAATGATGGGTTTGATTATTCTGAAGACTTTGACGGCAGTCAGTCAGTAAAAGAAAACAAGGTGTATATTAATCTGAAATGTATTGTTGGAAAAGGAGGTGCTCAGACACGCTCGCTAAGAGAGGTATATCGGTTTGTAGAAGGGCAACTAAATACTTTAAAGTCTGTAGAAAATGTGTATTTCGCCAATATCCTTGATGGCGATGAAGCACAATCCACAATGTCTATGTTTAAATACCTCTTGAATCTACCAGAGTTTGAAAAAGTAAAAGATAGAGTGTACATGGGAGACCTTAAAGAATACTTTGACTGGTTTAAGAAGGTGTTTGGAGATGAATGAGGTGTAGAAAGATACGATACGCCAACTCAAATGGAATTCTCTTTCGTGCATATTCCTTTGATTCCCTAAACTGAGGTAAGAACAAACTCCAATTTTCATGTCTTTTTTTTTCTATAAAATCATTAAACTCTCTACAGAGTTGGATTTGTTGGTTTTCATTTAGCATCTTCCCAGTTATGCGAAATGATGCGTATGTTCTACTACATTCTTTTGCTGGGTAGATATAGTTATTATTGTATGATAAACTAATTCTACCATCTTTTGTTCCACTATCAAGGGCATTTAGTGTAATATGTAATTGTTGCTCGTTCTCTCGTAGTTTCTGTCCCTCAACATGACGACGAACTCTTATATTTTCTGGAACTGATAGATTATAAATATCGCCTCCAATAATCCAGTCATTTGAAGAAGACATTTTATATTCCATTTTTATATTTGAGGGCATCATTACCCATTCCACATTTTGCTCGTGAAGGTCATTATCAGACTTTTCAAATGAGAATGCAACAATAGTTGTTGTTGTGTCATCAAATACAGATTCTTCAAAGTATTTTACCTTTGTGATTTTATACTTTTTCATAAAGGCATCACGACATCTCACATCAATATCACGGGGTGAGAAGAAGAATCCGGCAGGGATAATGAATATTCCACCCCTACAATTGTTTTGTTTTACAACGCTTGTTATGAAACACTTGTAAAGGTCATTTGTTTCATACAAATCAAACACCGATTTATCGGTAGATTTATTTCTTGCGAGATATGGTGGATTTGTAATAATCCAAGCATTCGTATAGTCAGGTGGATTTAAAAGCGTGTCTCTTTTTTTGATGCTATTACCCTTTGGTTCAATATCAAATGCCTGAATATCAGCAGTACAATTTGATTTTTTAATCCATTCAATAAGATCTCCTTTTCCTGCGAATGGTTCTACAATACACCGAATATCAGTTGGAGGTAATGAGAATCCATCTAAGATGTATGATGAGTTTGTCGTATAAAATTGTCCTTTATTCTTTTTATTAGTTATGTCTTCCTTTTCCTCAGGTATTTCTGAATGCTTTGGTTCTTTATCTTGGATTAGAGTGAGTATCTCTTCTTTCTTCTTACCGCTATACCCCTTGATTTTCTTCTCCTTACAGAGAGCAATCAGTTCCTTACGAGTTTTCTTTGCGTAGTCCATACCCAATTCTTTACACTTCTCCAATAATTCTAATTTATTCATTTTTGAAATATCCATTTGTTCGGTCATGTTAATTATAATATTGTTTTCTGTATTATTTGAAATCATTTTTTTTTTTAATTCAATCAATTTTTCTTCAACTGTATTGTCTATTAATGCTTTTATTTTGTCTGTTTGTATTTCACAAGGGGTTTTACGAGTTATGTGTTTATCATAGTGTGACTTTTGAGAAAAATATTTAGCACATTTTTCGCAACTATATTTACCCATTTTAGTTATAGTATATATATTTTATTTTTATATTGTTTAACTAAAATAGTTATTCCTAATAATACCACGGACAAAATATTTATAATTCTTAATATTAAAAATCGGCGTTTGAAATGTAAAAAGGTGTAAGTGTATTAAAGCGATTTAATATATATATACCAAACAATGTTAGGTTTAAAACCATTTCTGGTAATCAGGCAGATACTTTATCACAAAGACAACAATCTAAGATGAACCGCGTGAACTGGTTCATTACAATGAACCATTACTATAAAATTGTATGTAAGGTATGCACGACCTCATCGGTTAAATGGGTTGGGAAATCAATTATAAAATGTATAATTAAATTACCTTTATGGTCTTCACGTTCTAACCCAAATCCTTGTATCGTTTGAATAAAATTAGGAGTAATGACTTCACCCGATTGATTGGATAAATTTAGTTTATATCCAGATATATGAAGAATGGAACAGGATAATCCGCACAATGCCTCGCGCAATGAAATTCGTTTCATATAGATTAAATCTAACCCTTTACGTGTAAATAAGGAATGAGGATGTATGACAACGACGACCTTAAGGTTACCATAATGATGAGAGGAGACATTGCCTTTATTGGCAAACGTCAATATTTCGTTATGGTCTATACCCTTTGGTACTTTTACATAAAAGGTTTCGGTTTCTAACCGGGAAGTGTTTCTCTCTTGTATAGTGCGTTCAATCATGATTGGTACCATACAACCACGATAGGCTTGTTCTAAAGTGATTTCAAGCGTTGTAGTTAAACTCAAGGGTTTGTCTATAAAACTTGGATTGTCTTCGGTTGGATGAAAACTATCCTTTGTATATAAAGTACATTCGGTTGTGTTTGGTGTAAGATTCGTTAAATACATATATGCATCGTATATTGTTTGAAATCGTTTTTTGGATTCAACGCTATTTCCGTTACGGTCTGGATGGTGTTCTAACGAAAGTCTACGATACGCTTGTTTGATATCTTGGTTGGAGGCCGTTAAGTCTAATCCCAAAATAGTAAACATTTTAGCATCCATAATAAATTAAAACGATATAAACTTATCGCGTTGATTACGAATATGGTATTAGAAATATTTGCAAATAAGTATAGACCTAAACGTTTATCCGAATTTCATATAGACCCAGATTTATATTCTGTATTATCTGGTTTAGTTCAAACGGATAGTTTAAACGTTATATTGTATGGAGCATCGGGTTCGGGTAAAACATCTATAATTTATGCATTATTAAAAGAATATTATGGGTTTGATATACCTATAACCCATCCAAATATATTAAAAATCAGTATATTAAAAGAGTACAGTCTCACCTATTTTCGTAGTGATATTCGTAATTTTTGTCAAACGACAAGTACCATACAAGGTAAGCAAAAAATGTTGGTGATAGATGATATAGATATGATTAATGAACAAAGTCAGCAAATACTTCGTCGTTATATAGATACTTATCGCAACAATGTAATGTTTGTAATGTCTTGTAAAGATATATACAAAGTCATTGATAGTATTCAGTCTAGATTAACCATTTTGTGTATAGCTGAAAAGAATTCCACTGACCTTAAATCTATTATACAAAATGTAACGGAGAAGGAACAAATATCATTGTCCGAAGAGGTGATACAATTTTTATTGGATATCAGTAACGGTTCTTTGCGTATATTATTAAATTATCTTGAAAAAATAAAGTTGTTTGGAGCACCGGTAGATATAGATTTGGTGGTACAATTATGTACAAATATATCTTTCCATACATTATCTGCCTATACACGTGCGTGTCAAAGCTCCAACATACCAGAGGCGGTACAGTGTATAGTCTCTTGGTTAAAGAACGGGTATTCTGGTATTGACATATTAGATAATTACTTTATATTTTTAAAACATACCAAAGATATATCCGAATACCATAAATCTAAGTTAGTTCCTTGTATATGTAAATATATAACTATATTTTATACCGTTCATGAAGATGACATTGAATTGTTTTTCTTCACAAATAATGTGATTACTATATTCAATTTAAAATGAGGTTACATTTCGTTAGCAATAATTTACCCATGACGGTATCACTGTCCAATACTTGTTTTGCATTAAGACGTGCAAACCATTGATATGAACTTCGTTCTAAAATATCATTTTGTGGGAAATAAATGCCTACACATAAGGGGTCAAAGTCAATATAACTATTTCCAATCAAATCATCTATTTTCACATCTTTTCCTTTATTATCCTTTGCCCCTAAATGTTTTGCGTGTATCTTATGAATTTGATTATGGTCCACTTTATCTTGCAACCATAAGTCTGCATTTCCTTTAAATATACTTTCTGACGTGTAATCGGTTGAAATTAATTCTTGTAAATAAGAAATATATTCATCTAATAATGGCGTACCTTTATGTGCACCTATAAAGGATTTATTCGCACAAACACTACTCGTAACACTACTACTATTGTAGTTTTGTAATTCGCCTACAAACATGCTATGTCCACATGTACTAGAATAATAAAGTTCGCCCAAGTTTTTTAAACAAAGAAAAGAAGAAGGTACAAACATTCCACCATAATATTTTAATATATAGGCCTTGGCTAAATCTCTTAATTTAGACTGAATGGGTTCTGCTGCTTCATGTATATATATATTCCATCCGGGTATAATGTTAAATAGCGTAGTGTCGTCTATGAGGCAAACGTTAAATGTATTACTACACTTGTCTATAATTGTTTTAAGGGTTAAATATAAATAAGGTTGATTTAAATCGGTTGTATTTCTACTATAAAAGTCTTTCCACTGTCGTGCGTTTTGTGGATATTCCATATATATCCATAATATCGGCAATTTACTTGTTGCGATGGAAGATTGTTTTATAAGATATTGTTTCACAATCCGATACGTCTTACCCTCTTCCGTTTCATCCGTATATTTATGAAATTGATTGTAGGCATAGGCAAGTCCAAAAAACATTCCAATCCTCCATACGTATTTTGTATAGTCTATCATAGTATATGGATACAAATGTTTTTTTTATAAACGAATGTTTAATAATTTAGAAACGGCTTTGGACATTTTATTCCGCATGTATTCATCTTGTTTTAATAATGTAAATGCTCGTTGTGTATTGTTTTCCATATCACGTTCATAGATTTGCTTTAATTGTGTTTCGTGATTTGCATTATCAAAATCGTGTTGATGTTGTAAATCTCTTTCTCTATTTATATCAAACATACTGAGGCGTGACATTCGTTTTTTTTCTTCTGTAAAATCATCGTCGGTCACAGGTATAACGGTTTCGGTATATACTTGTTTTAAGTCATTGTACGGTAATCCTGAAAACAATTCGGACTGATAGGTATCGTTATGATTATCAATATTCGTACCTACATTCCCATAGGACACTTCACTCACGCCTTTATAAACCGTTACATCTCGTAGGGTTTGTTTTTTATGGTAGATATGTTCATTCATATCATGTACCGTATGAATGGTATCTGGAGGCAAATCCTCCATCTGTTTAAACCATTCCCCATAACCATCTTCTACAAGGGAGGTTTCAATCGTTTCTTCAAACAATTGATTAAACTTTTTATTAAAATCGGATTGTTTAGCAAATGTTTCCCAAATCATAGAGTGTTCACGATCCTCGTCCATAGGTTGCGTATGATAATTGGTTGGAGTGGTTGCATCTTGTTGTGTGCGATGCCTAAATTCATATACTTTAAATAATAGTTTATACGCTGCTGAAAAAAATAAAAAATATTCTTTTTTATGCCGACATTTATCCGGATGCATACGTAATACGATTTGTTTTGCTTTACGTAAGTCCTCTGACGTATAATACAATGGAAGTTTAAATATATTTAATAATTCCTCCAAGGAATAATTAGAAATATTCAGGTCAAGTGTATTCATTAATCCTTATACTTATAATAATATCTGTTATTTATCTCAGTTGTAATATATTGCTCAAGCTCTTTTAAATCATACAAGTCTAATTTTGAAAATGATTTTTTAAACATACTTTTACATATTCGTTTGAGGTCAACTTGGAGTTGATAAAATCAACATACTCTTTTTGGTTGAGTTCATCCTAATACAGTAGATGACGATTTCTAACTAAAGCATATTTTTATTTCGTTTGAAAATAGGTTTTAATATAGATATAACAATGAAAGTGTTCTCCAAATGTATTTTTACGTTCTTTAAAGACTGCTTATGAAGAATACATAATCATTACTTTTATGAGTTAGGTCTATATATTAAATATTTTTTTCATAAAATTTATTTATAAAAAAATTGAAATGCTTAACATATAGGTATTATAATATTAAGAGATGACAGACCAAAAAGTTGAACCTGAATTATCTATGGAAGAATTAACCGACTCAAATATAGATGATGAAAATGTTTCAATAAAATACGGAATAACATATAGTCATACATTAGAAGAATTTAGTTTTGGAAATATACCAAAATCAGAAATTATAGAAACTTATAAAGATGGACGTGCATTTTCACATTTTATTGAACCTTGGCTAGCAATGAATTATCCATTAAAACATATAAAAGGTTGTAAAAAACACGACCACGTTGATATGAATGACGAAAATATAAAATACGACCAAAAAACTTTTACAAAAAGAGGATGTAAATTTATGCCATCAAATATGATAGGCGAAGGAAGAACTTTCAATAAAGAAATATTTGAGGAAAAAGCAAAAAAATTAATATATATTATTGTTAGCAATATTAATTTTCCTGAAATTAAAATAAAATTTATGAGAGGTATAGATTTAATTGTTGATTATCCTAGTGGAATTATTCCATTAAAGGAATTTAATAAATTCTTTAATTAATTCTTGTTTTGATATGGATTTAGGACCAACTGTATTGTTAAAATCATATGTGATTGTAGATAATTTATTTATATTATCAGATATAGATTTTCCATTTGTAAATTTTATAAAATAATGCGATTGGATACTTTTTTCCTCAATTTTTTTATCTATTATTCCTGCATTAACACCAACACGACGAAATGATATATCTGGATTTTCTGTTTTTTCAACAAACATAAAATTTACTGGTTCTAATTTTTCATTTACAACTCTATTAGTTGTTTTTTTTTCCCAAATTTGAAATATACATGGAACATTATGTTCTACACCATCAACTAAAAATGATTTATCAGGTAAATCTATTTCAAATATAAGATGAAAATTTAATGGAAATGTTTTTTTTAGACTATCTTTTTTGAAACTTTTAGGTAATATAAATGAAACACTATCACAAAATTCACAAGACTTTTTTATAAATTTGATAGCTAATGAAGATTGACGACCAAATGGAGGATTACCTATTATATGTATTTTACTAATAGTTTCCCTAATAATACCATAGTCGTATAGTAAATAATCCTGTTTTATTATTTCATCATTATCAGGTTCTAAATCATAGAACCTAAAATTACTTGTTATTAATTTAATACCTGTAATAAAAGAACCATTACCAGCACTCGGTTCTATAATCAAATCAACTGAGTTTATTTGTATATATTTTTTAACGAGATTTAAACATAACTCAACCACAATATCCTTTGTGTAATATTTATCAATAGTATTACGATTTAAACCTTTTGTTTGTTTAGTTTCCATATTAGGTATAGTTTGTGGTTCAGTTAAATTAATACTATTTAAATCAATTTTATCTTTATTTATAATTGTATTTTCAGGAATTATATCGTTAAGTTTATCCTCAACTGCTTTATCGTTTAACACCTTAATTTTATAACATTTTTAGCAACTATAATTAACCATTTTAGTTATATACTATATTAATAGTTTAACTAAAATCATTTCAATAAAAATTACATTTTAAACAAAATCGGCGTTTGAAATGTAAAAGGTGTAAAGACTGCGTATGAGGACTACATAATGTATAATATAGAATAATTTTTTTGTAAGTCTTTAGGCAATTGTTTTACGATTTCCATAATATAGTAAAGTCTTTAAATTACAGACGAGGTAGATACTACATTATTTTACTTACATAATTGTTTTGCTTTTTCTTTACAACGAACAAAAAAGGCATTTACGTCGGATAAGTTTGAACTCAATACAGAATCACTTGGAATGTACCATACATCCATATCACGGTCTTCGCAAGGATACCAAACCAATAACGAAGGTATTCCTTTTAACATCTTTTTCTTTTTCAGAAACATATATAAATCCATATGCGCGTCAATGTCTAATTGTATGGTATGCACGTTATCTGGTAAATCCAAGATTTTTTCATGACAGAGAGATTGTATAGAACGACACGGACCACACCAAGGAGCTGAAAACTGAATTAAAAGGAGGTTAGGTGCATCTATCCTCTTTAAACATTCATATAATCCTTCTACCGTTATAGAGTGATTTAAAGGAGTTGGCATATACTTTATCCATTTGGTTGTCTTTATATCAAGGTTCATTGTATCAATTGTTGTAGCGTACTTAAACGGATAGGACTATTCACATGACCTTCCCAAAAATAACGACAATATGCATATTCAACCGATATCCTACTTTCATCGTACCATTCCGGATGCGTCTGTAACAATATCTCTCGTAGATTATCTGGAAGATAGTGTAAACAAGACGGGTGCAATACGTAGGCCAATTGAACATTGGGCGAAATGGATGGTTTCGGGTTTAACGGTATCCATTCGGTGCATGTCGTTGGGACATGTTCTTTTAAGTCACATAACAATGGAGGATAATTATAAGGATACATCCATTCCCAATCCGGACACCCAAACGTATAATATTTATAGGTCCACTCTAAACCTTCTAAATAATGGATAGAAACTTGTTTTTTCATACATTCTGTACGTTGTGAATGTAATAAGGAATGATAATATCGTTCTCTCCATCCGTCTTCAAACGGATTAATATATTGTTCGGTGCGTCTATCGGTTATAGGTAGATTTTGTAAAGACGTTGGGATATCATTTAAAGGATTCAACTCAATTTGTTTCATACATTTGTTTCGTACAGTATGTTCATGCTTGAACCATTCTTCCTCGTGATTTGACAGCAAATGAATTAATTCACGCACATTTTTCCATACTATACCTTTAGATGATATCAAATGCCCATGCGTATTTACTACTTTTTTATACATGGTGGTGAGATAAGGTAACCCGTTGGTTCTAAGATTCATACACGGAAAATGTGGCAAAAAATCATTCCCAAGAAAAAAACATAAAAATATATAATCCGGAACACATTGTTCTGGATTGTCTTTGTCGTCCAACTCTTTGGATACGGCGATTGCCATGGCATGAATATCAATTACATAATTCACATTTGGTTTGAGCGTAGAATCAATACTTTGTATATAATGAGGGGTTTCACGATATAAATATAACTGTTTCGTATAGAGTGTATGATTTAAAGTAAGCATAATCAAATCAGAGTCTAGTCCATAAATCGCCGTAGTCGTTTTACGATGATATGAAATATTTTCACGTATATATTCAAATATTTTGTGTTCGCCTTCTCCAGGGTCATTGCTGGTTGTAATTATAAATTCCTTTATACCGTATTTTTTAGGATGAATAAAGTGATTGATTACATACTCACTCAAGGATTGCATGAAGGCAGTACCAGGTGTTATGAGGGATGTATTCCATCTCTCTGGCATGGGTACTCCAGATTGAGTATAGATTTGTTTTTCAATTGCACTTTTATATCTTCGGGTTTGTTGTTGGGATAGTTTGGCGGCAGGAGCAACCCCGTCAAACGAAATCATGACCTTCTCCGTTGGATGTATGGTATTGATATAATGTCCAATTTTTTTGACAACTTCTTGTATCAAACGTTGTTCGTAGTCTATACTTGGGTCCAAGGATTGTACCGAATCGTATATTATAGATTGTGCATCCAAATATAAATTATGAATGACAGTATTTTGTTCTGTATATTCAATCATTACATTACGATAGGTCCGGATGACTTGTTTAAAATAACATGGTATCCCCATAGGTAGGATTAAAGTCATACATTTAAGTTTAATTCCATATAGGTAGAATAATTCTATTCCTATATACTATGATTGAATTAACCATAACAAACGTTTTACAATTGATGTCAACGCTTATGCCATTTATGATTACTTTTTTTATGTTAATGTTATCCTTGATGAATCAAAATGTAAAAGGTATAGTGTTTATTGCAGGAGCATTACTCGCGTCTTTTTTGAATCTTTTTTTAAGAAATGCCTTACAAAGTCCAAATGACCCCAACGCCTCTATGACATGCTCACTCATTGACATTCCTTATTTAAATCGGTATAATAGTCCTTCTTCCAATAGTGTATATATCGCATTTACATTTGCATACTTGTTTTTACCCATGAATTATAATTCACAAATGAATTATGCAATCATTTCAGCCTTGCTGATATTATTTGCGATTGACGCATCTGCTAAAATAATGAATAAGTGTACTACGGTAGGCGGTGTAGTCATAGGCGCGCTCGTTGGATTTATATTAGGTTCGTTGTGGTACACTATATTTCATATGGTTGGTTCGGACAACTTATTATATTTTGAAGAGACGCAAAGCAATGCAACGCGATGTGAAATGCCTACGAAACAAACCTTTAAATGTTCTGTATATAAAAACGGACAATTGGTTTCTTCCAGTATAGCTTAATGTATGAGTTTAAATGCCAACCTATTTGTATTTAAAAATTTAGTGACGTCAGAGTTCAAACGATTTTTAGAAATAGAATACATTAACATCCTATTCCCATTCATACGCATTTGCATTATACGTTTCCATTCCATAAATGTAGCGTGTATATTTATGTTTTGATATTGAATATCATGTTCTTCTATTGTGATTTCACGGTTTTTTATTCGCGCATTGACTTTATTATGAAATTCATAGATACAACGAACCAAGGCACGTTTGGTTTGGATAGAATTCAAATTTAAGCGATTCAGTAAAACGGTTGCGTGGTCGGAACATTCAGGACAAGGTAAATTTCGGCAAATATTGCGTATGATATTTAGAATAGGTTGTATCAAGTCGGTACGTTCTTCTTTCAATCCATTTACCATATGATGTATAAAATTCCAAGTCGCTCGTCCCCATACATCTTTACTTACCATATGAAATATAAAGACATTTATATTTTTATATTTATGGTGCATTGTGTAGAAGAATTTGATTTTTGGAAGGAATTAAATAAAGAGGCAAGGATTGAGGAGAAACATTGTTTGATTACCAAAGAACCCTTAACTCCTCATGCCTTGACATTACCGTGTGGTCATACCTTTAATTATGAACCTCTCTGTCGTGAAATGATACAACTCAAATATCCTACGACTACCTTTAAATCACCCATTTGCTTGAAACGTAATCAAATTTGTTGTCCTTATTGTAGAACCATTATCAATCAATTACTTCCTATATTACCAATGTATGATTTAAATTTACCCAAAAACATTTGTTCGCATATCAACTGTATTCCAATGAAACCGTGTGAATATGAATTCAAGAGAGGTATACGACGTGGAGAGACGTGTAAACATCCAACTGGATTTATAACCGAACAGGGTATAACTTGTTTACATCATTATAAAAAATGAATTTGAAGATATAACATGGATTCCAAACGTAATTAGATGAAATATAATCTCACGTTTAAATATGGAAAGGGGTCTTGTTATGTTGATGCACTCTAGTATCATTGGTTTGGTGTTATACCTAATTATGATATATGGGATAGGTCAATCCCAAGCATTGGCTGAAAATAGAAGCATACTCCTCGCAGCCATCGTGTTAATCTACATGATATTGTTTGGTCATGGATTACCTAACCGATTGAATAAAACCATTTAAATTACGATGGTATTTTTACATACGCATATTTACCTTTTCCATGACCCGTGCACACATAACATTTCAATAAAGTGGAATGTTCACATCTCCAACACCCTGTAGTACAGAAATAGCAAGTTAAATATCCGTAACCTTTACAATAAACACAGGATAATTGTTTTTTAATTTATTTTGTGTCATATAGAATAATCGTTTGACATACAGGTTATGATCTTTGTATTCTAAGAAATGACCGACTGGTTTCATTAGAATACTGTAAATGGGATGAACATATAAGAAGAATAGTATATAACCTTTCATGTATACTCATCCATCTATATCCTTAGGTTGATTCGACTATGTTTACATGTAAAAAGAGATCACAAACATAATCAGCGGAATAAATGACCCAAAAAAACACCATAATTCACCTGCGTTGTAGTAAAAATATTTATAACTAATCCATAAAAAAGTATATGTAATTACAAACAGATACAACGCATAATAAAAATCAAATAAATAAAATATATTGATTGCAAATAAGAGTATATAATAACTAGGATTGAAATATGCAATCCATGGCCATTTTAAATGACCATTTTCGGTTTTCGTTATTGTCGCATGGTTTAAAAATTTAACATAATTAAAGATAAAATAAATACCATATAAGAGGTTTAAGGATGCTATAGACAAATTAAAAGGACTCGTCGTAGGTGTGTAATATGCATATTTTATGAAGTATAATAGGATAGGTTGACATACATTTAAGATTGGCCCTAGTATAGTTGTTATTTTATTAATGCCGTATGTGTTTTTAATATCTATCCAAAATAAAAAATCCATAAATTGAATACACGAAATAAAAATTAAAAAAATTCCAGTAACCTTATTCTCTGTTATATATTGTTTATTTCCACAACAAAACAATAAAATTGAAAATATAGTTCCTATAGAAAAAGTGAATATAGAAGTTTTAGAATTAAAACACATTTATAGTAGTAAATATTATTGTTTATTGAATAATATTTATCCATCATCCTTCTCTAAATATACCACATCAATGGTAAACATTTGGAATAAAAAATACACCAATTACATTTAAACGGATATATTTATGGAAGAGTGCATCGTCATTTCCCTCAAAAAAAGTCCAGTATTAAAATATTTCCAATCAATATATCCTCCTGAATATTCTTTCCATATACCAGTTGCATAAGTTATAGGAAAAGTAAGGCGTGGGACTTGAGTAGCAGTTCCATCGCCAGAGTCTACGTAATGTAATTGACCACCAAATGACCCTATTACGTTATCTTTATCATCCAAAGAGGTAACTTCGTATTCTTCGTAATACATTCTTTTCAAGTCTCTAACAACAATATTACCACTTACATCTAATTCACCGTCAGTATCTGCCGGGGTTCTAAACCCTTTGAACATAAGTATCGTGTTTTTGTCTCTTGTTCCATTTACATCTGTCATATTTCTAACACTCATCGCATTAAATCCGCCTACAATGGGCGCAGTAGATTGTTGCGAATCCAACACATATTTAAATGAAGCGGAAGTTGCTTTAAACTCGGGTAAATATTCGGGTAAAGCTAAACAATAATAAAATGTATTCACGAGGTGCTTTGCTATAACCATTTTTTTTTGTTCCTGTCTATCCGCACGTATAGTTTGTCTATTTCCTATTCTAAACAGCATATTATATAATTATATTTTAATAAATTATCGTAAAATATATTTTTACTAGAGGTTATCCTTAGTTACACTTTTTTAACCTACATACATTCATTTTAGATTTTATAAAATAGGGTCCATTACCATTCTCATAATATTGCCCTGCTTTGGATGCACTGGAACCGTATACGGTATTCAATGATTTCGCGCTAGATTTTACTGTATTATATTTCAATCTTAACAATCTAGAGGAGGAAGAAACGGAACCTTGTTGAAAATAGGGTTGATTATTTGGTTTTACAATAATATCGTGCGTATTTAACCCATTGCATAGACCATTCTCATTACTGTATAATGAACTTCTTACCTGTGTACCATTTTTACCATCCGAATATGGAATAGGTTGAATGCAACATTCATTGTCTGTGGTTACATATTGTATGTTTGATTTGTTAGAACCGCTTAAATTTTGCAGATAGGTTTTATTACGCGTTTGAATATATTGCTTGTAACTAAAAGAATAGGATTTGTTTGACTGAAGAGATTTTGTATTCAGTCCACGTGTCGGTTTTGCGGTTGTATAACAGGAAGCACATGTAGAGTCATCTGCGGTTGTATTGTCATCCAGATACACGACAGTGTGTTTGCAATCGGGGACAGATTGGGTTACGACTACATTACTAGACGGTTTTTCCAAACCTAAATAGGAATTCTTACTCGCTCCTTGAATACCTATAGGATTAAGTTGTTTACGCCAATGTTTAATCGGTCTGGACACGTTCCAACTTCCGGTAAATTTTCTATAACGGGCATGACTAGATGGAGTTTGACTTTGTGTGTCACCGTTTTCATATGGACGTGACCATTGGGACACTACTGATTTTTTTATATTTATATCCATATATATATATATATGTTAATATTTGTATATTTTATATTTGTATTGTTTACATTAAATATCCTTTATATGATTGTAAAAAAATATCTTTCATTTCAGGAAGGCGCCACTGGAAGTAGTGATACTACAGAGTATCAAGACCCGAACCTCTCGCAAAATCCACTCTATTTGGCGACCATCAATGCCTCCAACATTGCTTATCTTAAGAGTAAATTAGACGATATTGATACGATTCGTACAAGTGTAGATGCATTGAATGAGCAAGTAGAATCAAACTCTACCGCCATACAAGGTATCAATACAAGTATGCAGATTACATCTAGTAGTGCCATACCGGACCAATCCACAACACAAGCCCTTGCCAATACAGGTAATGCAGATGCAACCGTATCTACCTAATTATTATTATATCATTGAAAGTTATGAGTAATTTTTTTGAGAGTGCTTTAAATGGTTTGGACACCTTAGAACAAGATATACTTGGTCCAGATTACCCTTATTATAAATATATCAATTCGCCAAGTGATATGGGTATGAGTGCAGATGGAGATAAAATTGCTACAAATATTGGTGGATTAATATCATACGTAGACGTTTTGATAACTGGTTCTGGAAAAGCTTCTGCCACGGGAAATCCATTAGGAGATAAATATTTTATGACTACTCCGGCAAAGTGTAAAGACGTTGCTACCGGAAACGATGTAACTCGTTCGTTGTATGTAAATAATGTACCCGACGGGTCAATTCCATTTATTACAAGTTTAAGCGGAGAAAGCACGAATTTAAAAGGACTTGTTCCTGGTGTATTACACGATATGGTTGAATTAAATCCTTTACAAATTTTTCAAGCATTCATGATTGGAAGCGACCCAGATTGTCAACAGGTTACCATGGAAGTGATTGATACCAATAATGTATCTACTCAAGAAACTGCGTATTTGATAAACACCGATATACAAGACATGAACCCTTGTTGGTTTACGAATAATACAAATCCAATTACTAAAACAAAATGTAAAGAATCCTTTGCTACCGTAAAGCAATCTGCATGCTCTAACACAAAGGAAGTTCAAGACGTATATACACAATTATATTATGGTTCTCTCGGGTTAATTGGATTATATATATTTATGAAATTAACCATGAAATAAAAAATATATTTATATTACATGGCTATCCTTATTATCCTTATTCTCGTAATTATGTTATTGTTATTCATACCAGGTTCATACGTGTTAGATGATTATTTATATGGCGTGTATAGCGCAGATGCACAATCAAATGCTGCAGCGTATTGGACCGAACGTAATGCACCTCGTGTTGCTACAACTACATACGAAGGAGCCTTCGATGGGATATTACCAAGCGGAAGACGGATATAAATTTCTATCATTCCAATAGGTACAACAGATTTCTTTATCCTTGGAGGTATAGGGCATATGTTTATAGTAATGTAATAGTTTTTGAACGAATAACCATTTATCGCGATAATCATATATTTTATCATACGTTTCTATTTGCAAGACAAGGTTGTCGTTCATAAACATTCTTATATATTGTGCGTAATATTTAAATGGTCTTAACCTCTTAAATATTGAGTGACATCAAACGATGGGTCCATATACATGTCAAGACTATAGTCTGGAATCAATCCGAGAGGGAACAAGGGACGGGGGACGAAGGTTCGTTTATAATAATGGTCTTGATATAGTTCTTCCCAAACAAATTCACGCGCAATCTCTTTTACCGCCCATTTAAAGAACAGTTCGCCAATCCGTTCGTCTAGGTCTAAAATCATTAACAATGCCGTATTATAACCTTGAATTTCACAGTAAATACATTCATAAAATCTTTGATTGACCCAAACGTAATTCAACAATTCCTTTTTGTCAAATCGTAGATTGGAATGATAGGTCATGATTTTTGACACGATTTCAGAGGGTA